CGCTCACACAATTGAATATCATTCTCTATACAAGCCTGAAATATGGACTGATTAATCTCCATTTTCAACGACAGTTTCTTGGAAACCATTTCACAAGAAGTTTTGTCGTAAAAGCTTATCGACTTTTCTTTGGAATTTAGGACAACAACAACGGCATATTTGAATTTTTCGAAAATGATTTCGCGGACTCTAATATGGGCATATTGTTTGACATTCGCGGGAATAAATACGCGTGACCCTTTGACAAATATTTCGGGATATTTTTCTGCGACGAATTTGAAATAAGAGATGACGTCTTTTGGCGGCCTCATCATTCGGTGAGTGAGTTCTTCACCATCCACATCAATCCACTCGGTATAAACATATGCGAGGTCTTTCAAACAAATGTAATTTGAATCGAAAGTGGGGTCTTCATTTTTAAGCAAAGGTATAGATTCCCAGCAAGGTGAGCCGGATTTCCATAGGGTTTGCGGTGTGGCCGTAAGAGCTAATATTTTCTTGACCCGTATATTTTGTAAGAGCTTATCAACAAAGGTTCTCGCGAAACTAATATATTTGTGCATTTCGTCAATATATACATAAATGGTTTTATCGGCGTTTTGCGGAGTTTCAACGATTTGTTGTATGTGTGAAATTCGCTTGGAATTACAGCACGTGAATATGACATTGGGTTGTATTTCGGATTTCATACATAATATATTATATTGATTTACATTATGTATGTGTTTGTATGATTTCGAGAATTTTCTACACGACAATATAGCCATATTGGAGTGGTCAATATGTTCTCCGGCACGGTAGACCGTCTGACTATTATTGATGAGGTCATTCATCGTGAAGAATATGTGGAGGGAGTTGGGGTCATTTAAACGATTCAATAGTAATTGTTTGATGGCCACGAATGTTTTACCTGCCTGCGTAGGTAAGCACGATAATTGTAATTTTTCCATAGTGATTTTGGTGTATTTATGTGTATGACATTTTTTGAAAAAAGATAATCAATTTTTTGCCTACGCATCAAAAAAATATAATAAAAAAATTGGAAATTGGAAACAAAAAATTGATGATATTTTTATAAAAGATTTAAAGAGTATAAAAATAGTGATTGATAATACATACGTAATAAATATGAACTTGAGTGAAATTAAGGAATTGATTGAAATGTTTAAGAGAGAAATTCCTGTGGGAAACACGAAGAATGTCGTTATGAAGACTTGTTCAAATATTCGTAATTACATAGAGGGCTTTCAGCATTCGGGTAGTTTGATGAGAGATGTGGCCATTTTCGATGAAGAATTTTATGGTCGTATTCGCAATGAGTGGAAAGAAGAAATTGTATATTATACTGTAGATGACCCAGAAGAATCATTTGAATACGTGTTCCAAGATTTTCGACATGCGGCACATCGTATTCTCACAGAAAACTTCACACAAATTCATAATAAAAATAATTCCGAAAATATGGACTGTGTGATTGAAACAAAATAAACATAATGGATATGATATACCCAGACGATGAAAAATTATGAATTCTCCAACCACCACATGTTATAGATATTCAATTCGTCCTTTTTTCCTACAATATGTTGAATACCTTCTTGAAATGAATATTTTTCATTCGTTTCTAGATTTAGATAAAAACCACTTTTATATTGTATTAGATCAGACTCGTATAAAGGGTCATCGTAGATAAATTTCCAAGTATTATGTATTTTGTTGTCGATATCCATTAAGGTATTCTAATAAAATATTTTTATATAATTTTGACTATATATAAATGAAATATTGGTTGATGTTTTTGAATCTATTGGCATTTGGTTTAGGAAAATACGATGAGTCCATAGCATATCGCAGTGTTCAATTAGCGGAATATAGTTATTGTATGACAAATACGAGTTATGAATGTCAAGATTGTATAGTAGATTATGTGTTGGAAAAAATGGGAACAAGAGTCATACAAGGATATGACAAGATGACTCAAACAATATTCACGAGTTTCCGCGGTTCGTCCAACACATATAATTGGATAGAAAATATGGAAGTTTCGAAAATAGCTCCATATGAAAACCAAACAATAAAAGTCGATGGTGGATTTTACAAATATTATGACCACGTCAAAACGGATGTGTTTGACAATTTGAAAGTAATGTCCGCAAAATATAACACACGGGATTTATTATTGACGGGACATTCACTTGGGTCTGCGGGTATGACGTTAATGACATATGATATTTTGTATGATTTTCCGGAATATAATATATTGTATTTTTACAATTTCGGGTCTCCCCGAGTGGGAAATGATATGTTTGTCGCGGATTTCAACGCGAAAAAATATTTCGAGAGTTTTCGCGTGACACATTATTATGATATGGTTCCGCATTTGCCTCCCGAGGATTTTTACTACAAACACATTAGTCGCGAAATATGGTATAACGAAGAAAATACACAATATAAAGTGTGTGATGATGATGAAGACGAAGATGATTCTTGTTCTAATTCGTGTGCTCCAACAAAATGTACGAGTGTAGATGACCATATGAATTATTTGAATGTTTCAATCGGTTCCAGTGGGTGCTGAATTCATATAGTATTGTGTATGATATACTACATGAATTGTTCTACCGTATGAATTTTCTATCGTTTGATTTTTTATAGCACAGGATAACTGGCTTGAAGTAAAATACCACATTGTCCTTGGCCGTGGTTGTATTGGGAACCGCGTCCGAGTTTGATGTATCCATTTTCTCCCCAAGAAGAAGACCAAGAGTTTTTGACCAAGTAATAATCTTCGCCATTTTCGGTGCCATATCCAACAGTAAGAACACCGTGGTCGAGATTAGTGCCGCAGCTACCAGTGAAGACTCCAGATGAATATAATTGGAACTCGCGTTGGTCGGCTTGAATGGCGACAGAAACAGGATTTAAGGCAATGGCACTCATCATGTCGTTGTCGCTGCTAGGAGGGACGTCTACATAATCCATAATTTGCGACCCTTTCACCAAACTACATTCTGTTTGACAGTTCTGGCCGGTGGCACCATTTTGGGAGATATATGGATAGTCGAATTCGCTACAAAGACCACCATTGTCGTTGATCCACGCAAAGGCATTGTCCATGAGTCCACCGTTACATCCGTGGTCATGACCACCGTGTTTCCAGTTATCGCAATCCACGAGTTGTTCTTCGGAAAAGGACACCAAAGTTCCGTATTTGACAAAATAGGCACCTTCCAAAGCACCGGTAGTGGAAAAAGACCAACAAGAACCACATTGACCTTGGTCTTTGACAGGAGTGACGGCTCCAGCAGAGACCCAATCAACTTCACTTGGAGGAGAGGATTTGCGTAAATTATCTTGGATGATGTTGATGGGTGCTCTATAGATGAATTTGTTAGATAACATTTCGGAATATTCGGTGGAGTTCATTCCGGAGAATTGATTATGGGCTAATTTGTATGATTTTCCTAAGGAATTCACGGAGTCGATGAAGATGTCATTTTCTACCCATTTTTCAAACACATTATAGAAGTGTTGATTGTTGTGGATACGGATTTTGAATTGATCGATCCATTTTAGGAAGCGATGCTTGGTAGAAGTATCCTCACTTACAACAAGAACAGTGGTTGTCAGAGAGACAAACGCGGTGAATAATCTGAAGAAGTTCATTTTATATACTTTGAAATATATTTTTATTTGGTTTTCCTAAAATATATTTCTGGGAGATTGTTGTATTTAATATATATTAGAGATGAATCTATGGATTTTCCAAGGCGGAGACACGGGATAACAAGTCGGTCATTTGAGATTTTAATGTGGCGACTTCGGTTTCCAACGTTGCGGTTTTGGTCTTTTCGGCTTCAATAATTTCTTGTTGCTCTTGAATACCTTTTATTAAATAAGGTATTAACTGTGTGTAACTTATATAAGATGGTGTACTCCCCCAATTACTATAATCAGGATCTATTTGTGGGTCTTCACTAGAAAGAATATTTGTATCTTCCACATAAGCATCATTGGGAATAGTTACTAAATGACGTAATTCTGGGGCATCATAGTATACTTCTTGAGCTATTAATCCACTCTCGGTTGTATATGTATCAGATAGATATAGTTCGTTGTTTGAAATATCATTATTAGATGTATTAGGTGTAAAACATTCATATTTATTGTATATTTGAGGTCTTAGTTTTTTTAATGAAGCAATAGCATTTTCAATATATGCTTCATTTTTTTTTAATCTGTCGTCACTACTAAACTTAACACTACCGTTGAAATATAGTTGTGGTCCTCCACTTAGCCTTAATACTTCGTAATGACCAGTTGTTCCATTATGGACATAAAATCGCATATTATTATTATTCGCATTATTAACCCATTCATAATGATGATTTTGTATTTGATTATTAACACTAAATGATGGTCCTGGACTAAAAAGTATATAAGTTGGATTGTTAGCTTGACCTTGTATCGTAAGAGTAGGATTATTATTATTTTGTATCCTCATATTGCCATTCACGTCTAATATATATGAAGGACCATTAGTCCCAATACCTACATACGCATCTGAGTTCATAGTTAAACCTGGCTTCAGATCATATCCTCCGGAGCTATCTCTAGGATTCAGAAAGAAAACATTATCATAAGAATACATCGCATATTTTTGTGAGAATCCACTGTTTACACTATTAAACTGTAAAACCCCTGCTAATGTCAACTCATGATCAGGACTCGTAGTCCCAATACCTACATTCTGCGTTCCGTCTCCTAAAATAATCGTATTCGCTTTTGGAGCATTTGCCCCATTGCCTATAGCGATACAATTTTCCGACCCTGTTGTTGCGTTAGTTCCAATGGCAATACTATTTTTGGCAGAAAAATTCGAAACGATAACACGGTTTGGCCTAGTGGCAGTGTCAGTAACAGAAACGAAAATTGTTTCGTCGGCATATGTTCCCGTACTGGGAATTCCGGCAACTATTCCTCTGAATCTATTGTTCGGTGTAGTTTCTAGATACCAGTTTTCACCATCGTAACTCGACATTATGGGATTTGTAGAAACAGTATGGGAAGTAGTAACAAATACAGTTATACCATTAATAATTCCAGAGGTTACAAGGACAAAGTCATAATTGTCTCCGGGTGTTGTTATTCGTGACCATGTATAGCCATCGTTGCTAATCATTATAACACCTGAGCTATTCGCTTGTCCAGTCGCTACAAATAATGTTTGATTTGCGTATGTCCCTGTGTTAGGAGTTCCAACGCAAATACCATAATTCGTTTGAGAACCACCAGTAGGGTTTGATTGAGAAGTCCAATTGATAGCATCTTCGCTTCTCATCACGTAAGAATCGTCACTCACTGCTACAAACAAGGTTTTACCAGTATGAACACCTGTAGAAGGAACACCAGACACAACAGCCCTCCAATTATGATTATAATTTGTAGTGTCTTGAGATGTCCAATTAATGCCATCTTGACTAGTCATTACACGGTCGTTTGTTCCGGTAATAGAAACAGCGACAAATGTAGTATTTCCACTTAAATCACCAACACTGGGAATGCCATGGGTTACTGAATGCCAATTATTATTATTAGTAATTTGTAAAGTCCAGTTGATGCCATCTTGACTGGTCATTACTCGTTGTCCACTACCAGTAACAGCAACAGCAACAAATAAGGTATTATTACTTAAGTCTCCGACGCTAGGAACAGCTGATGTTAATCCTCTCCAATCCATATTATCTCCTGCTGTGTTATGTACTGTCCAATTGGTGCCATCAGGACTTGTCATAACGCTATAACTACCACTTCTTGAAACGGCAACAAAAATAGGTATTCCAGCGTAGATCCCAACATCTGGTGTATCGTATGTTACGCCATGCCAAGTAGAAGTAGTGTCGGAAGTTTGTTCTGTCCAAGTGGCGTTTCCCAATGTTAATCCAGCGTTTGCGTTATGTCCAATAGCAATAGACCCGTCTGCGAGTTCTTCACTTTGTGTTCCTAAAGAAATTCCATATTTACCTCTTGTAGAAGACCCATAACCTACCGCAATACTATAATCAGCGATTGCTTTAGTAATAGTTGACATCAATATATACAATGATTATTTATTATTTTTACAAGAACACACCACAATACCTAAATTATGTTTGATTTCAAAGTTTCGATTTCTTGTTTTAATGAGGCAATTTCTTGTTTTAACAAAGTATTTTCTGTATTCATTTCGCTACGCATTTCTTTGATGGCTTCTACTAAAACCGCACAAGTATTGGCATAAGAAATAGATTTATATTTTTCCTCGGAATTTTCTGTTTGAACCAATTGGGGGAAAATTTCCTCGACGTCTTGTGCGATAAATCCCAAATGTTTTTTTTTAGATTCGTCGGTGGTTCTTACAAATTCCACACCTTGTAATCGACAAACGTTTCCTAATACATTCGATAGTTTAGAAATATCTTTTTTTAATCGGATATCAGAAGTAGCGTTAAAAGATATAGCTTGAATCTCGCCATTGACGTCTAGTTTAGTGGCAGGGCTTGATTTTCCAATACCGACATTCTGTGTTCCATTTCCAAAAACAATCGTATTGTCGGCTTCCGTAATTGCTCCATTACCAATGGCCACTGAATTATGATATTGACCGGTAGAAGCCCCATTACCTAAGGCAATACTGTTTTCTCC